TTTGACTGTAAAAGTTATAACCACGAGTAGTACCACCAGAGTTAGTCGCATAGGCTGTTGCAGTACCCTGATTGCTGCTGTATATTCTGTGACTCCAGTTCATAAAAATTAAATATCTAGCAGTAGAAGGTACGTTAGTAACTGTTATCGCCATATATTGATAACCATTAGCAGTATAGTTTCTTCTATCTGTACCAGCTGTAGTCTCAAAAACTCGTGTAATTTTACCACCACCACCAAGTCCTGTAAGGTTAGAACCATCAATAGCTGGTAATGCACCAGTTAAATTTGCAGCAACTAAGTTAGTCAAGTTTGCACCGCTTGCAGCTGGTAGTGTAGCTGGGAATCTAGCGTCTGGAACTGTGCCTGATGTAAGATTAGTTGCACTTAGGTTTGTTAAGTCAGGTTGTGCTACCTGTGCCCAAGTTAGTCCACCTGTATTACCAGACTGAGCTGATAAAAAGTAACCATTAGTAGGCGAGTTAGATACTTTAAGATTGGCTTCATCTACTACACCATCTGCAATAGTTAATGCTGTGTCGCCTGTTACTTCACCTGTATGTGTAGCATTAGTAGTTTTAGCTGTATTTGCTGCTATCTCTGTATTTATAGAGTTAGCAAGTTTGTCAGCTGTAACTGCATCGTCTGCAAGTTTAGCTGTTGTAACTGTTCCGTCAGCTAGTGCTCCTGTAACATAAAGTATACCACCCATAGAACCATGTGAGGTACATTGGTAGTATAACACGTCTGGAGCATCATGTGGTACTTCAAATATTATTGTAGATCCACCAGCTCCTCCGTTATTTGTGACTCCTGTGTTGTACTCTGTACCAGCCGATCCGTTGACTGTTGTTTGTATACGAAACGGATGTGCTCCAGCACTATTACCGTTTACGAATCTGTATGTTTTACCACGTGTTAAATACAAGGTAGGGTCATTGACCGCCCCGGTCAAACCCTCTCCTGTAAATGTATAGTGGTTACTGCCATCTGCTCCTAGTGTGTAGGTATGATCTAGAGCATCTGCATGCAGTTTACCAGCTGTAATCTGAGCATCTGCCAGATCAGCTGTATGCACCTGACCGTCTTTGATACCGCCGGTGCTTACTTGTGTTAGTGCCATTAATCAGCCTCCTCTGCTGTATTTCCTTCTGCTACCCACTCAAGATACTCTTGGTAGTCGGTGTTTGCTTCATCAAAAGGGATTGAATATTCTTTTCCATTTTTAGTTACAAAGACAGAAACAACATTTCCATGTTGAAGGCTTTTATAAAGTTTATAAATTGGATTTGTTGGATATGCCATAATTAAAGTTCTGCAATAAATTCTAAGTAGCCTTGTTGAGTATTAGCTGTCGTTAGGTGTGCCATTGTACCAGCTGAAAATGTACTACTTCTAGCAGCATTAAACATGGGGCTAATAGTTGATTGTGCGTCCATAGCCAGCGAAGTTGGTGTCTTGGCTTGTAAGTTACTGGCATATATGTAAAAATCAGATAATGCACTATAACCTAAAGTTGGATTAGCTCTCATTCTTACAGGAAGTGGGTATACCATTTGCGCTCCATTAGCAGAAGGGCATTGACCATGACAAGCATATCTTGTGTATTGATGCTCTGCATTTTGTCTGAAGAAATATCTTTGACAAAGCCTTTCTTGTTCTGCAAATGACCTATGCTCAAAATCTGTTACCACGCTGCCTACTTCTAATTGAACTCCTGTAATATACAATTCATTTGATGTTGAACTGGCTAAGTTTACATTTGAACTTGACACCCTATTTGCATTTACTTTTGTAGCCCATGAAGATGTATTAAGAGTACCACTTGTATAGTTAGTGCCTGCAAGAAGCCAGATTTTTATATCCATTGATTGAGCATTATCATTATCAAAAGCACCTGTTGTATCGGCTGGAAAAATCAATGAGTAACGATTCCAGTTTCCATCTGATACTGTAAATGTTTTACTAGCTATTCTGTTATTATCATTATCTTGTATTTCAGCAGTATAAGTTCCAGAAACATTTGACTTTATATAAAATGAAACAGCAAATTGTTTTGCAGCAGATGTACCTTTTGCAAACGCTTGTACATTTTGTCCTTCAATTTTTTGTTGAATCATCATAAAACTAGATTCAGCAAGAGAAGTATTTGCAGTTGTGCAATCTAACTTCATAGAACTACTAAATCCATCAGGTGAGTCAGTAGATTGAGAAAGCGACCAAGTGCCTGCACCACTCATGGCTGCTCTAAATCTATCGACAAAATAAACACTACTTGTTTGACCTGTTAGAGTTCCTCTCTGATTAACTTGGGCTGCTCCGTTAATTATTATATTTCTATTACTTAGGTTATTTGTAATATTGGCACTACACGTTCCGTCGCTTGCCAAAGTTATGGCATCACTTGATGCGGAATTGGAACGTATCCCGTCTACTTTTAATGTACTCATGGTAATATCTCCGCTAACATAAACATGTTTGATGTATTGGCTCTAAAAGTTGTAGCTGTATAGGAATTAGTATTGTCTCTATGAACTACTGTGTATGTACGTTCTGCGGTTCCTGTTGTTGTATCAACAAAAAATATAGGGGTTGTTGTAGCATTAGTATTATAAGTATGTGCAATACCTAAAGTTTGCCCTGACAAGAAATCAGTTGAGCCACCAGTGACAGCTCTTTTAATATTGATAATAGCATTTCCACCAGAATTATTTATTCTATGACCATTTGCAATTCCAAATATAAGTATCTTTGAATTTGTATTACTTGGTGTAATTGCTAATTGCATATTTGTATCTGCATAAGTCGAGCTAGTAGCTTGAATATTATTATTACCGGGCTCGTATACTTGTGTTACAACCTGACCTATTTTACCAAGTGCAAGAGAGGCAAAAGCTAATTGACCAGCCCCATTTGTTTGTATTACTTGGTTTGCACTACCATCAGCCACAGGTAACTTAAATGTTATGTCTGCGTTACCTGTTGTAGAAGCTGGTGCGTCTAGAGCGACTGAACCAGCTGTTGAACCATTTAATTTTATTGTCATGCTGCTACCTCCATTAAAGTACAGGTCGTCCTATGTTTCCAGTTACCATCTTGAGCCCATCCTCCTATATACATATTGTCATTATCTATAACTCTTGTATAAAGTTTAAAATTATGTGCTGAAGCAGATGATGTAGTATATAAATAATCGTGACTCCATGTTTCAGTACCTCTACTATTCTGTATGCGACCTCCTATAAAAAAATGATCTCCTATAGTGTTATATCCAGCACCACCTACATCTACTTTAAATAAACCTCTAGCAAAATTAGTAGTTACACCGGAACCGACTGCTCCAGACATCGAAACCCAAATTTTATTTCCAGAAGCTTTAGGTGTAATAGTTGCTGTAAAACCGTGATCTTGTTCACCTGAGCCCGATATTTGTTGGTGATTATCATAATATGTTTGTACAACTTGAACTATTGAACCAGCTGGCAGTGCAGTACTTGTTATTGCTCCACTTGCTAAAGTTGCTGACGTTACGATGCCAGCTGGTAAACCACCAGAGGATATACCTGTGATAGTACCGTCTCCATTTATTTGTATTGCCATAATTAAACTATTGTATATGTACTACCCGAAGGTATTGTTAATGTTGCACCACTTGCTACTGTGATTGGCCCTGCACTCATAGCGTTTTTGTTTGTGGTTATTGTGTAGTTGTTAGATATAGTCTGTGAGTTTTCATAGATACATCCATCAGCTACTGTTGATGCTACACCTGTAAGGTTACTACCGTCACCTGTGTAAGATGTTG